CAGAAGGATCGCTTGTTATTACGCTACCTTTATTGTTTGGCAATACAGTTAAAGTGTCGGCAGCTAAAGATAATGGACTTACCTCTGTGTACTCTGTATCAATATATCTACCCCATCCTAATCCTGATCCTGCTCCTGACTGAGGATATATCTTTCTCCATTCTCCATTCCACACAGTCCACACTCCTGTAGAAGTAGTAACATAAGCACCCTCCTCTATTTGGTATTGGAGTCTTACTGCTTCGCTATCTACGTCTGCTTGTACTTTGTATGAAGTATTTTTTATCATCTTCCTTGTCCTCTATATAATTTTTTGTAGTTCTTGCTTCCTTTTAGTTTGCTCATTTTAGTCTTAGCGTGTACACCTGGTCGCTTTACTTTGGGCTTTTTTCTATAATTTGATATCTGAACTTTAGCCATCTTATTTTTTTATAGGCACACAGTTGGGGACTTTCTTGCCATCCTTGTCTTTCCATCCTATTTGTTCATAGCCATCCCAACAAGGTTCCTTTAAATCAATTTTTTTAAGCTTATTTATAGCCCACTCAATACCACTTGTGCCACCCCAAGCATCCCACATTAGACCGCCACAACCCTCTGAGTAAGGCACGTCTTTGTGTTGTTGATGTCTTTTAAAGCTAGCCATTCTAGCAATCGTATCCCGAGTTAGTGGCTCTCTATTAGCTAATTGGTTTGCTCTTTGCTTGCCGACAGCTGTACCGCAAGACCCCCATCCATTTTTCTCAGCCCATTTTAAGGCTTTCTTAGCGTTGTTTGTCGCTGATTGGGGATAGTCTGCATAAGACTCTAGTTCCTCTTTAAAAAGTGCCTTAATACGCTCTATAAGGGTATGTGCTTCCTGATCCTCTGCACTCATACCGACAGCATCTTGTGGTCTTTCCATCTTATCAGCAAAATAGCCCTCAATAGAAAAGCCCTTGACTTTGCCTGTTTTTACATAGTTTTCCCAGACTTCATCGTTATTTACCTTGACAGCACCCATCCAAGTTCCTATTGGTACTTCCATACCATACTTTCTGCTCTTGTCGTGTACCTGATCTTCTACTATCCAACTTTCTACCAAGCTAAGTCCTGATAGTTCGTATTGGTGTTCTAGCGTTGAGTTATTTTGATTGCCACTCATTAGGTACAACTGAGACGCTTTTAAGACAGTTTCCCTAGAAAAATATATATAATATTCATCTTCTCCTGATCTTCTATATATGGGCTTGTTAGGTATCAATAAAGCCCCCATAAGGATGCGCTTTTCTTTGTTTACCTCTGCTAGTTTTATTTCTTCTGCTTTTAAAGCTATAAAGTCCTCCTCTATTGCAGGGTTTTCTACTACTGATATGGCTTCAATTCCTGCCACCTCTTGATCCTCGTCTAAGATAAGCTCTACTATTCTCATAATTATATAGCGATTTTATTTATTTATTTTGCATTTTATATACTAGCACCCTCTACTATGTTTCTTTCTAGCCCTTGTGCAGTTGTTACATCGTTTGCCACTACATAGGCTCTTTGTGGCTGCGCTCCTGCAATACTTGTAGCTAGTTGATCTATCCCCGATGCTCCCACCACATTAAATGCAGGGGCTTGCTGCTCAACAGTTGGTGCTTCCATTCTAGGTGTTGCAACGTCAGCCACAGGCACAGGAGCTTTTGCTGCCGATAATGCAGATTTAACAGAAGATATAATGCCTGCTGCTTGTGCTGCGTAACCAATTAACAAAGGGATGTTCTGTGGGAATCCCACTTTAGCTGTTTGTGCCGTCCCCTCTGCTACTGCAACTGTACTTCTTGCTGCTGCCTGTGTTGAAAAGGTTAAGGTCTTAGCTGCATCCATTGCAAGTTCTCTAGCAGATTGTATTGCTTTGGCTACTATTAAGGCTTTGCCTACTCCTGTTTCTGCTCCTGCAACCTGAATAAGATTGTTAAGCATATCTTTTCTGGAATCCTTAATTATCTTGTCTCTTTCTTTTTGAGCCTCTACAATTCTCTTGTTCCTGTCTAGTGATGCCTGTAATTCTTCGTCTGTATCGGGATCGTATTCTGCTATCTCAACTCTATTAGGATCAAATACTTCTTCTTTGCCTTGCTCAAAAGCCTCTTGAAAAGTCATTCCTGCCTCTTTGCCGTACTTCTCCCAAAAGTCTTTTTCAAATCCCTCAGCCTCTTGCTCTAAAGCCCATTGTGCTTGTAGTTCTTTTAACTTGTCTTGTCTTGCTTTCTCAGTAGCAGCTACTTCATCCTCTGCTTCTTTTTTATTTTTTCTAGCTCTTAATACAATTAGGTTGGTTAAGGCTTGATCGTATCCCTCTTCACCCTCTTTTAAAGCAGCTAGTTTTTTCTCAGCTAATTGTATTTCAAGATCAATCGTTTCTTGCCCATATGCTCCAAGCACTTTTATAGCCCTGTCTAATTGCAGTTCATCCTGAGCGTCTTTAATCTTCTTTAAATTCTTGCCATATGTTTCAGCTTGTAGAGCAGCAAATCTAAACGAGTTGCCTCCTGACTTGATAAAGTTAAAAAAGCTTTCTGTGGTGCTGACTAAGCCGTCTGTCATTACTGATGCATATTTAGCAAAGGCTGCTGTTAATCCCACAACCGCTGTAGTGATTACTACAACAGGGTTCAATAACATAGCAGCGTTCATCCTGATCTGAGCTAAAGTAGTAGCTTTAATAGCCTGTGTCATTTCTACAAGCCCTTCGTAAGCATTTCTAATTTTACCTGCCCAACCTCCTGTAAACTGATCTAACAACTGTGTTATATCTACGGTGTTAATCTGTTCACCCGCTAGTTCTTTCTCAACCTTAACTGCCTTTCTTTTTTCTTGGTTAAGCTGTTTAAGTGATAGCCTTTGATCTTTGATAGCATCTTTTAAATGCTCAGCTTGTTTAGTTAAATCTTTTTGTGCTGCTAAATTAGTTTTTGATGTTTTCTTTTGAGCCTGCTCTACCGCAAGTAGTTCTTTCTCTAAAAGTACTAGTATCTCTCTTTGTTCTTCTAAAGTATCGTTTAAGTGATCGACATCTTTCTGCCCACTTGTTTTTATTTCTAGCTCAACTACTCTTTTTTGTGCCATTTGTTTTCCTTTTTAACCTGATTAAAAGCCCCCTTAAATGTGTCAGGTAGCGAATATTTGCCTTGCGCTATTCTTATGTTTTCTGTTTCTCCTTTCATTAATCTTAAAAGGTCTAGTATATTTTCTAACATATTATGTATCTATAAAATCTAATCTCACTCCTGCAAGTAGCGTTGTACTACCTCTTGGATAAATTAAGAACTGTCCTATCTCATTTCCACCGCCTACTAATCCATTGTTAATCACTACTGTATGCTCCATTACATCACCTGTGTTATTTGTAGTAGGTGTAACTGATGCTATAAGTGTAGTATTTTGATAGCTCACATAGTATGCACCATTAGCTGTTACCTCAATATCATAAGAAGTGTTTTCATTGACCTCAAATGATCTAGGGCTAGTTAATGTTGTCCAAGTAGAACTGCTAGACAGCTTGTATCTAATCTGAGTAATACTTGTTGCAGGTGCTGCTACTGGGCTTCCTGTGTAAGCAACGGTTGCTGACTTATCACTAGCCTGAATACTACCACTAATTATTACTGTAAGTGTTGTACTTGTGTAAGAGTTTGCACTAGCAGACACTCCTGTGCCTGATGGGCTAACTGTTGGTGATGTTATGTTGCCTAAGCCTGTAAACTCATATCCTGAATCTGCTGTGTAGGTAAGCGTGTAGTAATAATCATCTCCTGTTTCACCTCTAGGATACAGAGTAGAAGTATTGTACTCAAAGTCTGCTCTAGATGCAGGGTAGGTTGCTGTAACATTAGGTGTAACAGTCAGGCTACAGTTTTCTACATCACTAGCAGTTGGCAAAGTAATAGTGGTTTGATATACATCTACATTAGTTGCTGTTATATGGAAACTATAAGTATGGTCTCCATCGTCTGAAGCACTTGGATAATTTCCTGATAAAGTAATCTTCATAACATCCCCTGTAAGCGTGCTGCCTATTGTGTAATCACTTGTAACATTTGTAGCCCCCTCGTATAACTGTAGGCTAGTAATCTGAGATGTAGATAGCCATTCTCCCTCATTGTTTGTAAAGGTAAGTTCTAATGTTGGTGATATAGCACTACCACAATCTCCTGTGCCATAAGTAAGGCTACCGGTAGCTAGTGTAGCATTGATTCCTGATATCTGATGGTTTTGGAAGTATAGCGTGCCTCCATCACAAGTTACAGCAGCAGAAGTTGTAAATGTAATTGTACTGCCATAAGAAGTTCCCACAGAATTAATAGCATAGGCTCTAACAGAATATAGCTGACTACTGCTAAGTGATCCTACAGTTGTGCTGTAAGCTCCTGCTGATGTGCCACTAACTATCACTTTGTTGTTAGAGGTTGTAGGTGTACCGCTTCCTGTCATATATACAAATCCTTTTTCTGTGTAGTTCGGACTACCCACATCTGTTATATTGCCATTTAAGGTAGCACTACTTGTACCTACTCCCGATGCTGCGTTAGTTGTAACTGATGGAGCATAAGTAGAAGCTGCTGTAGAGAACGTATATTTGCTTCCTGTGGCTGTTCCTTGGCTATTGGTACAATATGCTACTACTGAGTAAGAAGTGCTTGCAGAGAGCCCTGAAATGCTTTTTGAGTATGACCCTGATGATGTGCCTGATACTGTTTCTACATTATCCGAAGCTGTAGGTGTGCCTGTACCTTGCACCCAGTAGAATCCTTTGACAGTATAATTTGGGTTTCCTACGTCTGTAACGTATCCTAACAAAGTAGCTGAGGTCTGTGTTACACTTGTTGAGCCAGAAGTCTGTACTGCTGGCAAGCTAAGAGCAGCAGATGTGGTAAAAGAAACTGTTGTGCCTGTCTGAGTGCCTACTGAATTTGTAGCATAAGCCACATAGCTATATGTTGTACCTGCTGATAATGAGCTGTTGGTGTATGAATAAGGATTTGTATCTGTTCCTGATACTATTTGCACGTTATCACTTGCTGTTGGTGTGCTAGTACCAGTTGTCCAGTAGAAGCCTCTCTCAGTATAAGCAGGATTGCCCGCATCTGTTACCTGCCCATTAAATACTGCTGATGTTTGTGTTACTGAGCTTTGGCTATTTGTAGTTACACTTGCTAATGTTTCAGGTGGTGGAGGTGGATAGTTTACTACATTGATTAGCTCTAAACTACTAAGCCCTGTCTCTAAATTAGATTGTATGCTGTTTATTATATATTTTCTGTCTAGTATCTTGATCCTATCTGCTAAAGAGTATGTCAGCAAAAACTTCAAAGGCAAGTACGCTTTAACCTTTGTAAGCCTTACCTTTGTGTTGAAAACCTCTGAGATATAACCTGTATAATACTGGTCAAATAAAGTGCCTGAAAAGCCTGTATCAAGCGTGTATTCGTTTACTTCTAGGTTGTAGTTGATATTCTTTGTGCTTGTAGAAGAAGCAAGAGCCTCACTATTTGACGGTATAAAATATGCGGTAATGTCGGAATAGGTACTAGTTGAATCCTCTAAGAATCTAATAGTCGTTCCTGAGTTAGTGATAGGATAAAAAAGCAAAGGTCTGCCTATGTACGGATCATTGTTATCATCCACAGACCAACCTACCTGCACAAAAGTCGCACTCGAAGTAGCTCCATCTATTAGCCTCTCGTATTTAAAATGCTCAAAAGGAGCTTCTACTGTATATACATCACCGCCCGCATCGTAGTTATCGCCTCCTCTGTATTCTGTCGTTCCCCATCCTTGGTTATTATCTTGCTCGTGCCTTAGTGCTAGTTTAGTTCCTAAGCCTTGATATTTTAAATCTATTTCTTTGAATGGCAAAAGAATATCTACGTTGCTTTCTTTGTTGTCTACATATTCTGTAATGTCCCAAACTGTAGTTGAGCTGTCATAATATTCATCTAATGTTTTTACAACAATAGTCTGCCCATCGTAATAAGCTGTCAGGTTAAACATCTTAAATAGCCCAGTAAGAAACTCAATAACTTTTATTTTAGGTACTTGCTCAGTTATAATGAAGTTTCTAGTGGTAGTTATTGACTGACTGCCTGACGTAGAATATGTATTGCTTTGAGAAGCATACGGATCTGTGATAGCTACTGTAACAGAGCTAACTGTCATTGCTGTATCTGTCTGAATAAATACAGAATAACCTGTTGAGGTGTTTGAAAGTGTTCCTGTCAGCACATTGTTGCCACTTGCTACACTTTGTTGGTCTATAACCTGACCATCCTTTTTTAGGATAACCGTATAAGGGCTAGTTGTTGTGCTATTTACTGTTAATGTGTAAGAAAGTGTCTGTGATCCTGTTAGCCCAAAAACATAAAAGCTAGATGCCGTAAAAAACACCTTGCTCATAGATGAAGTGTCAGGGGTAAAGTTATCTACTAACTCTGTGATCGGTTCATCTTCCTCGAAAGCATCGCCTTTTTTTCTATGTAGCCATAAGTATAGATTTTGATAGCTGTCATTTGTGTCTGTAAAAAAATCATCTGAGAATGTTACGCTGTAGTTTTCTTCTATTGCTTTAATAACTAAATGCACAGGGATAGCATACTTTAAATCCCCATAATAAACACCGTGCATTGTAGGAGAAGTTGTGCCATTGGGATACAAGTTACCTGAGTTAGCATCAGGATAAGCTACGTTTGTGTAGGTGCTGTTATAGAATAATCTTGTAGTGTGAGTAATTAGTGGAGCAACAATAGCATCTGTATAAGTAACTGAATTAACTGTCTTATCTATTCCTGTTGTAAGGGCTGTTTTTACCGTGCTAGCATTGTAAGTAGTATTAAAGTTGTTTAGCCACTCTAGTGAGCTTAAATTATCTTCGCCCAAAAGATCTTTAAGGTTTACTGTATTGCCGTAGAATGTTACTTTATATGTATGTGGTTCGCCCTCTTTTAGCTTTACTCCCTCTAGTTTTATTTTGCCCTTTCTAAACTCTTTGTTGTTTAACTCGATTGTTGCTGATACTTTTTTTCTAGCATCGTAGCCATCGTCTATGTCAAAATTATAATAGTGTTGAAATATTTTATTATTCGTTCTTGATGCAGGAAGGCTAAAGGTTTTGCTAAAGTCTGTAAAAACCTTGCCAATATCTCTTACGTTTTGGATAGTCTGAGTTACGCTTACCGATTCATCTTTAAATAAATCTACTCTTTCACCCTCTATGTAAAGCTGTATTGTCTGCATTATCTAAGATCATTTGCTAAATTAAAAGCCATCTCAGCTGTTATAGTATAATCTACTAGCTTGTCGTTTAAACTTGTTTTATATGTGAGTTGTGAGCTTGTAATTCTAATAGGTGTTACTACTGAATTAATTGTAGCCCAAACTTGATGGCTCATTAACAGCTGCTCTATAGGCTCGTTCATACCGTCATCCATATACCCTGTGTTCATAGTTATGCTTTCTGTTCCTACGCTTCTTAGGGTTCTAACTGAATGCTCGTTTGTTGAGTAGCTTCCTGTACTATCTACTAGTGATCTTTTGTAGGTTTCTGATCTTACGCTGACGCTTTCTATTGACTTCTTAAAAAAGTAGATGCCTTGTATAGCACCAAACTTGTTTACAAAGTTTACTAAAATAGGTGTATATCTAGCCTCACAAACCCTCTCAATGGTTACTGTCTGCCCACCGACCGAAGCAGAAGTATCAATACTCCCAAAGCTGTAATAGTTTATAGCACCTCCACTTTCTTCAGGTATAGTTCCTGCTGTATTTTCTAGCCAATAGATTTTAGTATTGCTTTGTAATAAATCTCCTGCAGTTATTGTTGGGTTAGCGCCATCTAAAAACTTTCCATAACCATCAAACCCTTTGTGAGAAAAGTTTACAGTAGAGCCTACCTGTACACTAGAGCTGTCATAGAATTTAATGTTACCAGTAATAGCTACAACCTGAGAAGTATGTGTGCCGTTAAAAGTTACATCTAAATAGTCTCTCGATAGTTCGCTAATCTCGAACAAAGCACCCTCGCTGTCATCTACATCTTTAGAAAGCGTGTATCTTAATGTGCCTCCTGTATAAAGCTCCATTGTAGCCGTTGCTGATCCTGCCTGAGTATTATATAGGTAGTATGGTGATCTGAGTAAAATGTTTGCCATTATTTTCTTATATATTGTATTAAATCTTCTACATCTAGTCCGTAGCTTTCTATCAATTCATCTGGTAAATCCTTAAAAAGCTTCTCAAAAGGTTTGGTAAAAAACATACTTGGCTTAATGCCTTTCTTTTTAATGCTGTTTGCTAGTATGTATCCCAATGTAGCATATCCTTGGAACTGACCTTTTCTGCTTCTTGGTTGGTCAAACTTGCCTGCACTAAATAAGCCTCTTGATTTAGCCCAAGCTGCAAATATTCCAGTAGCAGCCTCTAAGCCTACTAGGTTGCTGGTTTTTTTGTATCTAAAGTTATCCAATGACCTACCACTTTCAGTACCACGCACCCCTCTGTCTTGAAACCATCCATAGTCCTCCATAGAAAAGCTGAGAAAAATAGAATTAGCATACTCTTCAGCTTTGTATGTAATACTATCTGAGAGCTTGCTAGACACGTTTTTGTCTTTGTCTTTAAGGTTCTTCCTTGCCTCTAGTATAACGTGCTGTGCAAACCTCCTAAGCGTTTCTTCTGTTTTCTTATATCTCATTAGCAAACTTGCTGATCGTTGTTAATCATTATATCGAATGTCGCTGCCCATCCTGCTAGTAAGTTCTCGAACCTATCAGTAAATGGCTCAAATGATACATCACCTAAAACCTGATAGCCTTCTCTGTATAGGCTGCCTATTCTTATTTTTTGTATTAGCTTGTTTAGCACTTTAAACTGAGCATTAAGCACATCCTGCTCATTGGTGTTGCCCCTGAACCAGTTTGTAGTGGCTTTCTTTTCCACATTGACAATGTCCATAGACAAAATACTAACATTAAATGTAAGTGTTTGCTCTGCCGAAGTAATGTTATTTACTATCAGGTGTCCTAGTGGGAAAATGGTTTGCTTGTTAAGATCAACGTCTGAGATGTCCCCATAAGTAACTGTGTTTATATATTCGTCAGCTATTAATAGGTTTTCTATTAAGTCTGTTATAACGTAAAAGCCTCTTGCTGCTTTGTAACTCATTTGAATTTATTTTTTATTTGTTTGCTTTCTAGCTCTGATTTTTCCTTTATAAATGATAAAGCTAATAGTGCTTGATGTATATTTAGTTTAGTGATATCTTCATATCTTGTAACATCGCCTTGAGCGAGCGTGTAAATTGATTGATACCAACCCCACTTTTTTCCAAAATTAGATACCGCTGTAAGGCTGTCTCCTCCTTGTGATCTAAATAATTCAGCATAGTCGTCGATAAGTCGATCCCTAAATGGTAAAAAAAAAGCACAGCACCTAGAGCAGCATCCAATGGCATCCTCTTCATAACAATAGTATCACTTGCATCGTATTCCTTTATAGAATATCTTTCACCATATCTTGCTTTGATCGGTCTATAAAGCACACTCATAGCCCTGTGCATTAATTCCCAGTCAGATAAATAGGTGTCTAAATCTACATACTCTCCAAAAGATATATCCTCTAAATTAGGCACAAACCCATACTCAACTCCATCTAAAAAAAATCTTTTTCTAAGTGCTGGCTTCTCGTTGAACATATTTATTAGCACTTGACAAATGCTTGTTACATCTGCCAACTTCATCCGCATAACTTTTTTAAGACTGACTTCGCAAAATATCTCCACCATCTTGCTAGACAAAAACCTTTCATCAGGATTTTCTCCCTGTATCTTTAGGAATTTTTGATACTGTCCGAGAGTTATCTCAGAAAGCTGATCAGGAACTGTAATGTCTATCTTCATAATTATATAACGATTTAACGCAAATTTTTTCAAATAAAAAAGGGCAGCATTTCTGCTACCCTAAATTACAATTAAAACAAAAACTATCAAACAACCCCCATCAAATTATCTGCAAACTTACACAGCAGTAAGAAGATAAAGGTAAGTATGAAAAAAGGTACTGACAATATAATATAATCTTTCATTATATGCAAATTAAATTAAACTAGCTTCAAAACAAATTGATGAACAATAGTCATCACTATCTGTTGGTCTGCCACACATTGGGCATTCGTAATCCATATCATCAGGAGGTGTTAGCTCTCTGTCAGGTGTCCAATCATAATTTTTCATCTGTATCTTTTAAAAGGTTATTAATTCTCTTGTCTTTTTCTCTTTCGATAGCATCCTCAAATTCTTCTGTAATAAGGTCTATGTATATTCCATTGATCTTAGCAAAAGTTCCTTGTTGGCACTCTACTGAATCACCCCTGTCTACAGGCACAGTAATTTTTTCAGCGCACATAAATAAGAAATACTCTAGGTCGTATAAGCTAAACCCTCTGTATATTTCTCTTATTTGCTTTTGTCTTTTTTCTGTCAGTTTCATACTTTCTCGTGTTTTAGTTTTTCTTTATATTCTTCTATTAAATGCTCAGCTATTTCGTAATAGGAACATTCGTGTAAAAAAGCGAGGGCATAATCAAGAGCTAGTCCTGATCCCATCTGAGATAGGTACTCCTCCACTTCTTCTCTAAGACAAGCAGCTAATTCGCTGATGTCCTCATTCCCTGCAGCAATGTAATCATCGTAATGATCCGTGCCATCAAAAAATTCAAGTGCTACTCTCCAAGTCTGGTAATTTTTCCAGCCATTGTAATCTGTGTTTTGTGTTTTCATATTGCTTATCATTTGTACTAATATACAAAATTTTACATTATAAACAAATTATAAACAAGTATTTTATTGTATTGCATATTTTCCAAAGTTAGGCTTACTCAATAAAGAATAGGTAGCATACCTCAGCGCATCTGTTGTGTGGTTTTCTCGATCCTCAGGAATGTTCAGTACTCTTCCGTTTCTATCTTCTTTCCATTTATAGTTTCTAAACTCCTTTTTGACATTCTCAGAATCTTTTGTAATATGTATCCTATGTCTTTTTAGTAAGTCGATTCCTGCATTAACACTATCCCTGCCCTTTAGACTTGGCTTTATATTCCATCCCATTCTCCTTAGCTCTTCATTTAGTCTTGGTTCTGCACTATCTGCAAATATCATTTCTCTATCTATATTTAGGCTCTTTAGCTTTCTGTGAATATCTATTGTTGTCATCATTGTTTGATATAGGTACTCTTTTACATATAGATTGTAATCTTTTATCCAAACACCTATAATGGTTGTAGGGTCATTAGTAAACCCATAGTCAATACCAAAAGACAAAAAGTTAGCCTCCTCTGGTATATCCTCTACCTCTATAAATCTGAATATTGTTGTCTTAGACGCACCCCTAATACCTAAACCATATATCTGCCAATACTGTTCATCCGTTCCCTTTAATCGTTCTATCTCACTAACAATACTAGCCTCTAAGTATGGGTTGTCTTTGTATGTTGTTTTAAAGAAGTCAGCATCGTCTCTTGTTATTACTTTGTCATATATCCAATGGTATTCGTCTGAGGGGTTGTAATCAATTATTATCTTTTCCTGTGTTCTGAAAATTAACTGCTGCCAATCCTCAAAGTATAACTCATTAGCTTCATTAATAAAAAGCAAGTCCCTCTTTCTCCCTCTAACTTTTTGTGGCTGATCTAAACTAATAAACTCTATAAGGTTTCCTCTGAGCCTATATTCTGATGCTGATTTATTGTGGCTTTCTTCTCTGTAAATATCTTTAGCTCTTAATATATCAACAAAGTCCCTCATAGCAGAGGTTCTAAGAGCAGGATAAGTTTTCCTGCATATAGTTATGATCTTACCTGTATTAAGCGCACAGTAGTGAAAGATGATCCAAAGTAGTATGTTATATGTTTTCCCAGATCTAGTGCCGCCCTGCTCAACGGTAATTTTTTTATCTGAATTAATAAGATGTTCGTAAACTACATTGGTGTCAAACCTCATTGCTTTTAACAATATTAACCTCTATCTCTGTCGGATATCCATCGGCTCCAGTTATCTCCTGTCTTTCTACATAACCCCTTCGCTTGCCTTTGGTCTTTAATAAGAAAATAGTAGCTGTCGTGCTACCCTCTTTTATTTGTTTATGTAATTGGCTTTCCGCAAAATCTAAAGCAATTTCTTGTATATCATCCACCTCTCTTTTAAAATCTTCATCTTCGCTTAACCATTTATAGAAAGTGCTTCTAGCAATTCCTACCTGTCTAACAGCTGTTGTAACAACCCCTAGAGATTTTTCTAGCGATTCTAGTATTGCCTTTTTTAGTGTGTCCGTTTTGTCCATTATTATACTCCTTTTATTGGCACTTTAATAATCGGGTTTATATCAAATACCTTTTTTCTTTTTCCTTTCTGTGTTGTATCTTGTTTTACAATCTTATTCCCCCACTTCTTTTGAAAGATATCAAACTGTTCCTTTTCTCTTGCGACTGTTCTATAATCTGCACAGCCTCCTTTATTTCCGTGGTCTTTTTTTATAAGATGCACATTGTTAAACCTTAAAAGCTTTCTATATCTATTTAGTGTCTGCAATGAAAAATCGATATCCTCTTTAAGCGGTATTCTTTCATCAAACTTGCATTTGTTATTTATAAATCCCATTAAGCTCCCAGAGATCCAATTCGTAAAACTTATGGGTGTATATTCCCTATAAGATCCTTTGTCCCCTACTATATTAACGCCCCATAATTTACAACCTGATTCTTCGCACATATTAAAAGCCATCTCAAAAAACTCTTCTATGTCTTCTATGTTTATTGGATAGGGGTTTTCATTTTTAGTTGACCAAATTTTTATCGCTTCAATATCGTCATCTATTATCAAGCCCTTCTCTTTGATCAATTCATCTTTGATATAGTTTCGCACTCTGGATATATTTCCTTGTATTCCATCGGGTAAGATCTCCAGATTAACACCTTGTTTTTCGTATTCCTCTTTCTCTTTCTGATCAATGCAATAAATG